ATGATCTTAAAAGATACAAAGCGCTCACCTATGGAGACTTTAACTCAAACACTATTCTACAAGCTAAGATGCTACAGAAAAAAGCGCTGGTGGAACTTGAGGACACCGAATTACACCAACTACTAGACCGCCCAAACCCAGCACAGGGATATAATGCCTGGATTCAAGAGATCATAGCTTTCGGTAAACTTACTGGAAATAGATACATTTATGGCATAGGACCAGATACTGGAGCTGGAGTCGGAAAGTTTAGAGAGCTTTATGTATTGCCCAGCCAAAAGGTAGAGATCAACTCTGGTGGTATTATGGAGCCAGTTAAAGAGTACACGCTATCCTACAATGGAACTTATAGAATACCAGCCGAGGATATTTGCCATATCAAAGATCCTAATCTATATTATGATGGAACTGGATCTCACTTGTATGGTATGTCACCGCTAAAGGCTGGACTCAGAGTAATGGATGCTAATAACCAGGCATTGACTACTGGCGTTAAGTATTTACAGAATCAAACTGCTAGAGGGATATTAATGTCTGAGGAGGGCGATTTAAACGAGGTACAAGCTAAACAGTTAAAGGATAAATTCCGCCAACAATACCAGGGCAGCGATAATGCTGGAGACGTAATCATTACTCCTAAGAAACTAAGCTGGGTCAACTTTGGACTAAACGCCTCTGATCTATCGCTTATAGAACAATACAACGGAACTATAAAGGATCTTTGTAATATCTATAATGTACCAGTACAACTGCTAAACAATACCGACAGCACTACTTATAACAATATGAAAGAGGCTAAAAAGGCACTCTATCAAAATGCTGTTATTCCAGAACTTAATAAGATTAGAGATGAGCTAAACAGATGGCTAGCGCCTCAGTATGGCGATAAGATCTATATTGACTTTGACTATAGCTCTATCCCAGAACTCCAGGAGGAAATGGATAAGGTTGTAGGACAAATGAGTCAAGCCTGGTGGATTACGCCAAACGAAAAGCGTGCTGCTATGTCGTATGGTATGGATGAGGATAATGATAATCTAAATGAATACTATGTACCAGCTAATTTACTACCTATTGGAGGTGAGATTATACCAGAAGCCGAGCCAAAGAGTTTGGACATTGATATAAGCAAACTATTTAAAACTGCTGTAATTAATACAGTCGATACATATACCACTATAGAGGAGGCTCAAGCTAGAGCTATAGAAATGGGCGGATCTGGTTATCACGAACATTTATTTAATGGCGGCACTGTATTTATGCCTTTTGCTACTCACGCTGAATATGAGGCAGCTAAAAACAATCGCCTAGATGAGTTCTATGCAGAGCAAAGGAGAGAGGCTGGATATAACGAGCCAATAGATTACAACTCAATAGAAACAAAAGAGGAGACTTTTAAAGACTATCCACAGGGCGCTACTAATAACGCCAGGAGAATGTTAGAGTGGCGTGAAAAGTATGGCAGAGATGAGGTTCAAGCTGGAACGCCTACAGGATGGCAAAGAGCAAACCAATTAGCAAACAGAGAGGCGATTTCATTATCGACTGTCAAGAGGGTTAACAGCTTTCTAGCACGTCACGAGGATAACGCTAAAATAGATCCCAAATACAAAGACACGCCCTGGAAAGACAAAGGTTATGTAGCATATAACCTATGGGGTGGAGCTGCTATGGTATCCTGGGCGAAAAGAATCTCAGAAAATGAGGGATAAATGCAAATTCAAGATGTACATAAACTAGAACAGTCTATTGTAACTCTATTTAATTTAGATGGCTGGAATTTAAAGTGGTGTGGTGGTGGATATGATCATTACGATGCTATAGGTAAAACGCCAAAAGGTCAAAAGTGCATTATAGAAATGAAATTCCGTAATAAGTATTACGAAACTAAAATTTTAGAGAAATACAAATACGACCAGATGATGGCTTTGCCAGATGATGTGGTGAAATTATATTTTGTCAATGATCCTAAAGCTAATTATTTATTTTGGCTTAATGAGTTAAAGACTCCAGAGGTTAAAGAAATAGAATGTCCTAGCACTACATTATGGGATCAAAAAAAGAAAAATAAGCAATTGTATTTGTTAACTGAATCACAGGCAATCATAGTAAATAAAAATGAGGGATAATGCTACTAAAGAAAGCCAAAGAATCCTGGAAAGGTAATTTTGATAAACTCCTAGCTAGTTCAGAGCGCAAAGAGTTTGCTAATGCCAGACGTTACTATGAGGGCGAATATATCAAAGCTATAGATGACTTTTTAAAAACTGGCAAAGCTACAGGCTTTGATAATCTATTTAGAGTGGCGGACTTTACAGAAATATATCGCCAGGTCTATGTAAACATAGGACTCAAGTTTGCCAAGTGGTATTCCAAAAACTTTGACAAAGTAATATCTAAGCAAGTCGATGTATCTGGCTATGATGACATCTGGGCAGAGCGTTTTAACAGAGTCAGCCAACAAATAGCAGCCGAGAGAGTTACATTAGTCCAGGGGACTGCTAAGGCTACTCTAGTAAATGTATTTAAAAGACTATCCTCAGATCCAGAGTTTATGGTTATGGGAGAGAGAGAGGCTGGTAGAATATTACGCCAAAAGTTTGGTCAGTACTCCAAGAGCCAGGCAGAGAGATTAATCAGAACTGAGTCAACTAATGCAGCTAATATAGCAACGCTACAGAGCGCTACTGATATGTTTGGACAAGATAACTTGCAAAAGGAGTGGATGACTGCTATAGATGGCAGAGAACGCCCAGCGCATAGAGGAGCTGATGGACAGATAGTAGATTTCAAAGAAAGGTTTTTAGTGGGTGGCGAACAGTTATTTAATCCTGGTGATCCATCTGGTAGCGCTAAAAATGTGGTTAACTGTAGATGCTCTACTGCGCCATTTCCCAAAGAGGAGCCAATAACAGAAAGGAATATAATAGGTGAATTAACTACTGCTTATGTTGTTAGCGAAGCTACAGAAAATGATGATAACGAAAATTAATATATTTGCAATATGAACACAATCATTTATAAATCAACTCAGATAGGCGAGCTGTTAGATGCTGACACCTCAGCTGGAGTTGTAAAGGGTTATGGATCTGTTTTTGGTAATGTCGACAGCGATGGCGATGTAATCAACAAGGGAGCATACAAAAAGACAATTCAAGAGAACGCCAAAAGAGTTAAATATCTCTATCAGCACGATATGGATAAGCCATTAGGTAAAATGGTTCACCTAGAGGAGGATGACAAAGGTTTAATATTCGAGGCTCATATTCCTAAAACACAATTAGGGAAAGATGTCGTAGAATTAATGAAAGCTGGAGTTATTACTGAAAACTCTGTAGGGATTCTACCAATACAAAAGGAAATGGGTCACGATGGCTATAGACACCTCAACGAGGTTAAGCTATTTGAAATCTCAGCTGTAACACTTGCAGCTAATGACCAGGCAATGATTATGGATGTAAAAGGAAATGTGGATCCAGAGAAAATTGCTAAGAGGTTTGATAAGATTGCACAACTACTCAGAAAGGGAGAGATCTCTGATGAGCTTGGATTCGCCTTAGAGGCGGAAATACTAAAGCTAAAGTCAATTTATGTAAATGTCACTCAGCCGACTGAAATTGAAGTCACTGAGCCGATCGAGGTAAAAGCAGACAATAGCGATATTTATAACTATTTGTTTAACACCATTAAAAAATAATAAAATGGACGACAATTTAAAAAAAGAACTTGATCAGATCGGCAACATAGTTGACGAGAGAATCGAGAAAGCATTTAACCAGGCTAAAGATAACGCCAAAGGTGAAATGGAATCATCTCTAAAATCAGAGATTGATAATTTAACTCCTCAGTATGTAGAGAAAAGCGACTCTTTAAACAAGAGAATGGATGAGATTGAAATGGCTGCAAAGAAAACACTTTCTGGAGCTACTCCTCAATCATTTAAATCAGCTATTCACACAGCTTTAAAAGATGGCGCAATTGATGCAATGCTTAAAGGTAATGCAAACGCTGCACGCTTTGAGGTTAAAGCTGATATGAGCTTAGGAGCTGATGTAACTGGCGTAGTAGCTGGAGAGACTATCGTAGATCAAATCAAATATGATCCTAGCCGCTCAGTACATATTCGCTCTTTACTACCTTTAGGATCAACTGATGCACAAACTATCCGTTTCCCTAAAGAAACTGCATACTCTGATGGAGCTGCTGCTACTGCTGAGGCTGCTGCATTTGGACAGTCAGATTTCGATCTAGCTGCATCTACAGTAAATGTAGAGAAAATCGGTACTTATATGAGAATCACTGGAGAGATGTTAGATGATATCAAGCAATTGACTTCTTACCTTTCTGCTAGAGTTCCAGAAAAAGTACTTTCTGTAGAGGATAATGAAATCTTAAATGGAGATGGATCATCGCCAAACTTAGATGGATTATTTACTGATGGTGCTGCTTTTGCTGCTGGCGGGTTTGCTGCTGCTATCGAGTCAGCTAATGAGTTTGACGTGCTTACAGTTGCTTTAAACCAACTTGCATTATCTAACTACCAGGCGGATACAATCCTTTTGAACCCAACTGATCTACACAAAATGATCTTGTTGAAATCTACAGCTAATGAGTATTTGAGAAATCAAATCTTTAGCGGATTGCAGCCGACTATCAACGGAATCCCTGTAACAGTAAACACTGCTGTAACAGCTGGAAAATTCTTAGTAGGAAACTTGCGCCAGTCATCTCAGCTTTGGATTCGTGAGAATCTAGCTGTAGAGTTCTCAAGAGAGGACAGCGACAACTTCCAAAAGAATTTTGTTACTGTACGAGCAATGGAGAGAGTAGCACTTACTAACTACCTACCAAATGCTATTGTACAAGGAACTTTCTCAACTGCTAAAACTGCTCTAGAAACTGCTTAATCACAGTTAATATAGCTCATTAGTTTATGAGAATTATATTTAAGAGGGTAGCCTTTATGGGTTACCCTTTTTTTATGCCCTAATAAATAAACTGTAAATAA